TTAGCTATTGTATACAAAAAAATTAAAGGAGCCGAAGCCCCTAAGTATTATCCATATGGAGCTGGAGTTTCAATTCCTGAAGTCCAGTCTATATTTTGCCGTGCTGTACGATCAGCCTGATCATTATTAAATAATGTTTGTGTTCTACCTTCTGATTTTGTCATTAGGTCTTTTTGAAAATCCATAAAATCACCAGTTTGATTTGCACTATATAGTGCAGTTCCACCTTTGATTAAATTAGCAAATCCTTCACTACCCAATGTTTTAAAGATAGATTGTACACCTTCTGAGCCTATTAAGTTTGTTAAGCCACTTATGATGGCTTCCATTCCTCCTGCCATTTGCAGTCCTTATAATTCTTCGTTTGCTCTTTCGACAATATACTTTGGAATATATCTAGTCATATGTGCACCGATATTTCCATTTTCTGAAATTGCATTCTTGTCAAAATAGTGTTCTGGTACTGATGGAGATTTTAACATTTTGATAATCTTTGCAGGTAATGATACCACAGTTCTTGGTTGAAACTCTATATGATATAAATTAATTGCTGCAAAGATTGAAGTATTTTGATTCGCTGCACCAATAGGAGTTACTATTACGTCATAGTATTTACCTAGTTGTGGATGAATCTTTTCACCTTTATCATTTGTTTGAATCTTTCCAGTGCCACCTTCTCTTGATGATTTGTATTTACCGCTTTCGTTGATACGTTGTACCATTACGGCGTTGGTATCATCCTCGTTATACTCAATCTTTAGTGCATTGAGTATTTCAACTAGTTCACCTTTATTCATTTCAGGTAAACTTTTCCTTTTTAAATCCATTTTATTCCTTGTGTTACACTGCACCTAATTGATGCAGCGTGTATTTTCACTATCTACGAATAATCGTAATAATGCTTAGTTGAACCATCTTCAATGCCTACTGTAGATTCAGCGCGAATTAACCATGCTTCATTGAGAATTGCACAACCTGTAATTGCTTTCCAACCAATAGTTCCATACTGGTCAAGTGGATCTTCCGAACCAGCTGAGCCAAGTGCTTTAACTTTAGTTGTAATTCCTTTTTTGCCACGAAGAGTTACAGTTGTATATGCATTTTCTCCGAAGAACAATGAAAGATATACGTTTGTTCCACCCTGATCTACTGCTTCATTGTTGGTTGATTCTAGACAACGGAAATCACCAATTGAGCCAACTTCATCATCTGAAACTGCTTTGCTATAATCAGCATAATCTTCAACATTTTTCCATCCAGTAAGTCCTCTGAGGTCTTCAGTAACTTCTGGTGAAATAATACCAAGATATGCACTTCTAATTGGTGTAGTTCCTACTTTGGTAGAACCAACAACAACTCTTTTGAATTTCTTAGCTCTCTGGTTTTTGAGTTTTACTGCCATGATTTTGAAATCATTTTCAGTCAATTTCTTTGAACCAGTTGCAACTGCTGCTCTATCTGCTGCACCATCTGCATACAATACATTTGTACCACCACGAAGAGTATCTCTACGGATAACATCAATTGTAATATCTGCTTGATCACCAAGAATATCCAAGAATGAACTTCTAATTGTATCAAAATCATAAAGATCAAGTTCATCTGTATAAACAATATAATCACCGTAATGACCTACTGCATATTCAACTTCTTCTCTGACAATTTTATTTGGTGCTTTGATATTTGAACCATTGTATTCTGCCAATGGGGTTGTTGCTGGAAGAATGTTCTTATATCTATATGCAAAAGCTTTTTTAGCATTTGAATTTGCTGGAATTGATCGAACTTGTGCTCCAATATCAAATATTTGATTATCAACTGCACGTGTTAGAAGCATTCTATCATAAACTGCTTGAACTTTTGTTGAGAGAAATCCTGTTGTTGCCTGTACTGGTGTTCTTCCTACTAATCCTGACATATTTATCCTTTGTTATTTTGACATCCATACGGTTTATCAGGTTGTATGGGTAGTCGCACCTAGTTGCTGTATGCCTACAATTCTCTAGGGTTTGATGAATTAATCACTTGCTGCAGTCCTGTGATTGGCCTTATTGACGTTGCCAATAAATTACATACCAAATTCTTTGGCGAAATCCTTATCTGACATTCCCCAGATATCCTCTCCATTTGCAACATTTCTAGTTCCTTTGTTGCTTCCTTTTTTATTACTTGCCATTTTCTTTAATTTTTCTGCACGTGGATTCGTTACACGCTTTGTCTTACTTCCTGGCGTTGGTTTTTCTTTTGCATTGGTTAGTTCTCTACCAATTCTTCCGTAGTGTTCTATAAATTCTCCACCATTTAACATCTGTGCTTTTATTGCTTCTGGTATTACTTTTTGAGCCATACCTGATTTGACTTGATCAGCAAATAATCGCAATGCTTTTGGATCTTGTGAAATTGCTACTGTAAACTCTGCAGGAACATTTTTAATTGTTGCTCTGAAATCATCTATCAATGTACCATCTTGCATTATATCTTCTGCAACTTCATCTGCTTCTGACATATATTGTGGATTAAATGTTGGTTCATAGGTGCTACCATCTTCAATGTCGTAGAGATCCACACCTGAATCTTTTGCAAGTTTAGCAATAGCTGCTTTGTTTCCATTCTTGGCATCAATAAGTAGTGTAAGATCATCGTTTGATAATTTTCCTTGTTCAATAATTTGATCGTTATGACTTTTTCTTTGTCTAGGTGAATTCATTGAATTGGCACCACGTTTAACAAAAGCTAACATTTCTTCTTTATTGTTTATACTTATTTTTTGTCCTGCAATTTCTACTTCGATTGGTTCGAATTCTACAAATGATTCCTCTTGATTATCTTCATCAATTTCTTCATCATTTTCTTGCGTATTGTCCTCATCTTCTTGTTGTTCTTCATCTAGGTCATTATCTTCCTGATCATCATCTCTTTCATCTTCTGCATTGTCTTGTTCACTATCGCTATTTTCTGCTTCGTCAGTGGAACTATCAGTTGATTCTTCTTGTTGATCTTCATTTTGGTCTGTATCATTATCTAATTCCTCTATTTCCGACATTGCATCTGCCATCATTTTGTCTAATTCTTCATCCATTCGTTGCCTTTTTTGTCTTGTCGTTTTGTGTTTTCATTAATTCATTTTCCGTTTTCACTGGTTCTAATGCGCTATTGATTCTATGTGATTGTGCCTTTGCCATTTTCTCTTCAGTTTGTGCACCTTTGTATCCATAGTTTGCATTGGCTTCCAACATTCGTGCTTGTGCATTCATGTATCTAGCTTCTACATCTTTTTGCATTACACCAATTTCCATTTGTATCTTTTGATTTTCAAGTTCAGCATTTGCTAATTGTAGCTTCTGTGCTTGTACTTCTTCTGGACTTGGTTTTGGTTCGAATAATCTAAGTTCGGTTGCTTTTTCATGCATATCAAACAAATCATACATTTCTGCAACCATGTCTTTTAATGCACCTGGTGGTAATTCACCCTCAAGTACTTTTGATTGTTGCATTAACATATTGTATTGCTGGAGTTTCATATTTCTATTTACTTCAGTTGCAACTCTTACTGATACTTTTGCACCTCCTGCATTAGCAAATGCATTCATATCAACCAATTCTTGCTCATGAAATAATTCCATGATTTGTTCATCAGTTAAGAATACTTCTGCCATTGTAATCCATTTACCAATAACTTTTCTAAGCATATTTGATAAATTTCTAACCAATGCTGCCATTCGTTGTTGTGACATTGTAAGTTGTGCTTGTTGTCCATCTTTAGCAACATTTGAAGTTGATAATGCTTGACCACCTGCATTTACACCAACAAGATCTTTTGATTCTTCTGAAATCATTTGCATTGTTGTAAATACTGATGTTGGAATATTGTTATATTGACCATCTTTAATCATATCTGGTTTATTTACAATTATGTATCTATGACCATTATTCATTTTTTTGAAATTAATATAGTCTAGTGCACCTCTTGTAATGAACTTTTGATTATTATTAGCCAATGACATATTATCCATTATTCCACGAACCATACCATTTTTTGCTTTCTGATGATCACCTAGGAAAAATGCAACTGCATTACCCCATAGTGAAAATGGTCTAGCTGAATATACTGCTCTATCTAATGGTATAGCTTTATTTGGCATTGGATTCTCTTCAACAACAAGATCTGTATTATAGTCTTCTGCAAAATATCCAATGATTGGTTCTGGTAATCCATCTTCATTCAGATCGTAGAAACCCCAATATTCAATTATCTTAATATGCTTTCGTAATGTATCGTTTGGTTCGTAGTCACTATCGTATCCATATCTTGTTGCATTATCATTTCTATGTATGCCTAATGTTGTATCTTCTCGTTCTTCACTTGTAATCATACTTTCAAGTTTGTCTATTTTCTCACTAGGAATAATTGATATTGCCCTAAGATCAGGTATTGTCATTAATTTACGTACACATAGAAATCTCATATCCTCTTCTACTCGTGCTGCAGGATCTGGAAAAACGTGTTCATTTCTCATTACTTTTGCATCAGGATTGTTTTCTACTAATGATACTTCATTGTATTCAACTTTGTATGTGCCATTACCATTTTGCTCTATATCATCAGGGTCAATGGTTTTATTCATCAATTCTTCCATTGTCATTTCTGGAATGATTATACGTTCATTTTCTTCTTTTGTTTCCCATGATGATTGGACCCATACTGTACCTTCTCTAAGTACAACATCTGTAACTTGGTCCATAAATTCTTCTCTATCAAATTCAGTGGTAAATTCATTATTTGCCCACTTTTCTATTTGTCTTGCTCTTTCATCTGATTTTGGTGCACTTACGTTAATTGGTGTTCGTGTAGAAGTGAATGGTTCCATGATATTTGGTTTCTGCCATTCTATTTGTTTGGCAATTTCTTTCATTGAGAATTTGGATCTTCTCGTTTTATCTTTCATTATTTCACCATGTTTATCACGTGTTTGTCCATAGTATAAATCGTTCCATTCACTTATCAACTCATCAATTTCACTTTTTGCATCCTTTGCTGCCTTGAAATCATGTCTTAAATTTTTAAAGACATTTTTCATAAATTCCTCTTCAGTTAAACTATCTTCATTATTCATATTATGATCCTTGAGTTATGCAGTTATTGCATTGACATATGATGTAAATGTTGTAACCAAAGGCTGTGCACTCACTGGATCTGCATTAACGGCAAATGATGTCATTCCACCATAAAATTCTGCTTGCTTAATTCGTAGATTATCATTATATCCAAGTGTTTGTCTATCTACTAATAATTCTTGTGAATCAATTAAAAGTTTTTGACTTGCTTCAGTAGTTGCTTGAGCACCAATTAATGCAGATTTAGCAGTCTCGGTTGAAGTTTGTGCAGTCATTAATAATGATTTGCCTAATTCAGTTGCTGCTTGATTTTTAGTTAGAGCAATCTTCTC